ATAAAAATCCTGCTCTAATTTAGCAGTTTGTATTTTATCTATAAAGTTTCAACACGTTGTGCTTGGTGGGTGGTTGGATAAGGCGGATGGGGTTGTATTTACTAATTGGAGGTTTGGAGAATTTAATCCAGATGAATTACAAACTTCTTTCGGTCAGGATTACGGTTATTCAATAGACCCCACAACCTTAACAGAGGTTGCAATAGATAAGAAGCAAAAGAAAATCTACGTTAAAGAATGTTATTATAAAACTAAACTGATTACTTCTGAAATAGCAATACTAAATAACCAATATGCCTCACGAAAATTAATTATAGGGGATAATTCCGAAGGGCGTTTGATTGACGAGTTGAGGCGATTGGGTAATAATATAGTAAGATGCGACAAACCACCGATTGAGTTTGGTGTTTCGTTGATGCAGGACTATGAATTGATTGTAGAACCTAACAGCGTTAATATAGCTAAAGAGTTAAACAACTACATTTATTTAGATAAAGGTAGTAAACTATATTTAGATGCTTACAACCACGCTATAGATGGAATACGGTATAATGCGGTTTATCATTTAGGTAGTTCATTCGGTATTGACATTAGATAAGTAACAAAACCCATATTTTTAAGTTATAATTATTATGAAGCAAATCGTTAAACTTCCTGAAAATGCAAAAGACATAACGCTTTACCAATATCAAAAGTTAGTTGAGTTGTTAGGTCGTGAGGATTTAGACAAACATAATTTAGATAATCGAAAGTTACATCTGTTTACAGGACTAAAGATAACAGACATTGATTTGCTTACTCAAAAGGACAGGGAAGAAATGCTTAATCAAATCGATATAGCTTTAAACGAGCCGTACCAATTTGAGCAAACGTTTTTTATTGATAATATTGAGTTCGGTTTTATTCCGAACTTAGATAAGATAACAGGAGCAGAGTATTTCGATTTAAGTAAGTACGGACAGGATAACGAAACGCTACATAATTTAATGGCTATCTTATTTAGACCGATTATAAATAAGGATAGCTTTGGGAATTATTCTATTGCAGAATATAACGGAACAGAAGAAATGGCAGAGGGTATGAAGTTAACCCCGATGAATGTAGTGAATGGTTCGCTGGTTTTTTTTTCGAATTTACGAAACGAGTTGCTGAACTGTATCCTGAAATATACGGGGCAGGAACAAGTGAAGGTAAGACAGCAAGTTATTATTTCGAAAAATGGGGTTGGTATGCAACCATCGATGAGTTAGCAAAAGGGAATATATTAAAATATAATAAAGTTGTTAAGCTAAACGTTCACGAGATACATTTATTTTTAGCACATAGGATTGAAAAGAAGAAATTGAAAGCAGAAATAATGAAACCTAAATCAGATAAAGATATACAACTATGAGACCAATATTTATAACAAAACTACCAGTTAATGTTAATGTTGAGCAGTACGAACAAATAACAAAAAACTTAGATTTAAAACTCGGTAAAGACTATTATGTAATTGTTGTTTTAACAAACAATAAAGAGTTTTCTTTTGAGTGCTTTAATCATGATTTACCAACTATAGAAATTGAAAAACTAAAAGAAACGGTTTTAAGCGAAATTAGAAAATGAACCACTACACGCAACTATTATATTATATCAAACAATTAGCTGAGGCGGATGCGTTCGTTAATACAGTTACGCAGGGAGATTTTGAGCGTTTGGATTTAGATAAAAAAAACATCTTTAATTTAGTTCACATCAATATTTCACAGGCTCAATTTACCAACGGTAACACAGTTAACTTTAGCGTTCAGATTGGAGCGTTTGGACTTAGAGATATTAATAAAGAAATTGTAACTGATAAGTTTTGGCTTCAGGATAATGAAGTGGATAATATGAATGTAACTTTAGCTATCTTAAACAGATTATGGTTAAAGATGTTTACAGATTTTGCCGATAACAATATAACAGCGAGTGAAAACCCTACGTTAGAACCTCAATTATTTACACGTGCAAATTTATTAGATGGATGGATAATGAGCTTTGATGTAGAAATGCCTAATACAATAATTAATCTTTGTGAGCCAGACTAACACGAGAATATATTTAGACAAGTTTGGGAAGTTTATAGTTCAACAATCTAAATCTAACTTAACAAAGAAAGGTAAAAAAGATACAGGAGAATTATATAACTCAATTGGTTATGATTTAACGGTTAGTAAAAATAGTTTTCAGTTGTCTATTAAAATGGCTGATTACGGTACGTTCATCGATAAAGGAGTAAAAGGCGTAAGCAGTAGTTTTAAAGCTCCATTAAGCCCTTACAAGTTTGGTACAGGAACGGGGATAAAAGGAGGTTTAACGAGAGGTATTGATGGATGGATTAAACGCAAAAGAATACAGTTCAAAGATAAGGGAAGCGGTAAGTTTATGAGTTATAACCAAACAGCTTTTTTAGTTCGTAATTCGATTTGGAATAAAGGAATAGCAACTACTAACTTTTTTGAAAGACCTTTTGAATTAGCATTTGCAAAGTTGCCTGATGAGTTGGTAGAAAGTTACGCTTTAGATGTAGAAGATTTATTAAAATATAGTTTGAAATGATTAAAAGTTTATCGCCTTATTATTTAACAATTCCTTTTGTCGCTCCGATAAGTGGGGAAACTTGCACATCGTTTACTTTGCAAGTTTATGTTTGGAATGGTTTAAAGAATGTAGTACCTTCCAATACGTCTTATGAAATAACCATAGATAACGTTACGGAATCAATAAGCAGTTACGAAATTGATATCGCATTAATCATAAATGACTTTATAGACTTCACTCCATTTGATACTATCACTACAGAGTTAATAGACGGGTTCAATCAGTATTGGGTTAAGACGCAAATACTTTACACCACAACCGATGAGGATGATTATGTGCCAAACTACGAAAGCACTTTGTTAATGACTGCGGGTTATGGTTACGGAATGGATGGTGTAAACTCACAGATACCCGCAAATAAAATATTGCTTACTGGAACAGAGTTTAAAGTAAACAGAAACGGTTTCTTTGTATTACCTATAATGATTGAGGAATCAGAGCCTGTAGAAACGTACTTTGCAACCATAACAGATTACGACGGGGATTGTGTTGTCTTTGAGTTTAACATTCCTTACGATGAGGACACAATAATCATACAGGATAGTATTGATAGTGGCGTTACTTGGACAAGTAAATTAGAAAGTTCAATAAGCCCCGCCTGTGCTTATGATTATCCTGACGTACCTACTTGGTTTAGATTAAAAAGCACGGGAGAAACAGTTTATTATTCTAACATATTCGTTTATACACCATGATAACAGTAATTTCATACCCAGATAATCAAATCGATTACGAAATAACACCGCCTGAATCATTGTTAGCTATTGAAATGGTGCAAAATCTATGGGTTGATGTTTCAGAAGCTACAACAGATGAGTATATCGAGATAGTTTTTAACGGTGTTACTACTACTTTATTGATAACTGATGAGTGCAGATACACTCCGATTGATATTTGTTTCCAAAATAAAGAGGGTGCATTACAATTTATAACGTTTTTCAAGGCAAAAGCAGATAGTTTAAGCACTTCAAAGGAAGAGTTTGAAAGTGATAGAGGGCAACCACAAGACGGAAACCACCAATTTGTTAAGTTTAATGTGCAAGGCAGAAGTAAATTCCGGGTAAATAGTGGGTTTGTAGCTGAAGAAATGAACGAAACATTTAAACAATTAATGTTAAGTGAGCGTGTTTGGGCTTATGAGGATGAAGTATTTACTCCTTTAAACGTTGGGAGTTCATCTATTGAGTATAAAACCCGTCAAAAAGATAGGCTTATCAACTATGAAATTGAGTTTGAGAACGCATTTAACGAGATAAATAACGTATGATAGTTGATATTTATATTGGCAATTACAAACTTGATACATTCAAAGATGAAAGCGCAGAGTTAAATAACTCTATTGCTAACGTTAACGATATTACAAAGAATACAACCGAGTACACAAAGACGTTTACCGTTCCAGCTTCACATATAAACAACAAAGTATTTAAGCATTATTACAATGCTAATATCGATAACACTTTCGATGCGCGAACAAAAGTTGCTGGGCGTATAGATTTAAAGGGTATTCCTTTTAAGTATGGCAAATGGCGTTTAGCTAAAGTACAAGTTAAGCAAGACAAACCTTATGCTTATACTATTAACTTTTGGGGTAACTTGGTTTCGCTCAATACAAAATTTGGAGATGACTTATTAAGCGATTTAGATTTGTCCGACTTCAACCATAACTATAATTCAGATAACGTTATTTCAGGATTAAGTTTAACTGGTCCGTTTTCTTTTTTTGCGGGGAATATGATTTACAATCTGTTTTCTAAAAAGCAACTTTACTACAATGGGATTGTTTCAGATAATGTTAATACGTCAACTTTAGCTAATATCGCTTGGTCGGGCGGTTCTGCAACGGGTGTATTTTGGAGAGATTTAAATCCATCGATTAAGATTATAAAAATCATTGAAGCTATAGAGGATAAATATGATGTTGTTTTTAGCAGGGATTTCTTCGGAAGGTCGGAGTTCACAGATTTATTTTTATGGCTTAACAATGGGGAAAGCGTAAGAGGCGGAAGTAAGCGAGTTAATTTTACAGGGGGTTCTACGGAATTTGTAAACTTAACAACTGATGTGGCTACATTTGAGCCTACATATACAGATTTTAACGATAGGTTATATTACCTTACTGTATTAAGAATTACACCCGATACAGGCTATGAATCAACACCTTATACAATTATTACTTATCGTAATGGTGTAGCAATTTCATCAATAGAAAAAACAGGAACAAGTGCAATAACTCAAACGTGGACTTCTGGTTTATCAGCTAGTGAAACCGTTGAAGTTTATTATGAAATAGTTACCGATGAAATATTTGGCTATGACGTACAATATCAACAGTCCGAAAGAGAAGTTATAGCAGGTGTTACAACATCAACGTTATTTATTACAACAGGTTCAGACAGTTTGACTTTTAATTTTGTAGTTTCTGAAAACATCCCAAAGATTAAAGTTATTGATTTTATGGCGGGGTTGTTTAGAATGTTTAAATTGGTTGTTATAGCTGACAGATACGATAACGTTTATATAAATACTTTAAAAGATTATTAAGCACAGGGGAAGTTATACAACTTTAATCGATATGTAGATTTTACAAGTACTGAAATTGAAAGAGGAACATTGTTAAACCAAATCAATTTTAACTTTGAAGAGCCAACAACGATATTAAACTCGCAATTTAAACTTAACACTTCACAGGCTTATGGCGATGAGGATTTAACTATAAAAGATAGCGATGGAGTTTTGTTAGATGGAGAAAGTTTGGAAGTTAAATTGCCATTCGAGCAAATTATTTATGAGAGGCTAACCGATTTAAACGATAGCGTCCAAACGAGTGTTATGTATGGTGGAATATTTAACGAGCAAATAGAGAAAGTAAATCCTGCTCCGCATATTTTCTATAACTCATATCAAAACGTAACATCGAAACCTATTGCGGTAATTGACGATACCGACACAAGAGTAAGACTTAATTTTTTAAACACGCCATCGCATACACAGGGATTTGTAGAGCCTCAATACTCAACAATATTTAGCGAAGAGTTTAACGAGTGGGACGGGAGTTTAATTAATAACACGCTATACACTAATTACTATGAGGATTATATAAACGCTATATTTAATATTAAACGCAGAAACTTTAGCTTCACGTGTAAAAATGTTCCGTTTAGAATAATGACAAAGTTACAATTAAACGATGTTATTCAGATTAAACAAAACTATTATAGAATTGACAACTATAATTTTAATTTAAACAATGGCGATGTAACGCTAAAATTAATCAATTCTTTTGATAACAGATTAAATGTTTTCAACGTTGACAGAAGATTAGTTTATGTAGATTATCAAGAGCAGACAACAACGGTTTATGTAACAAACCTCGATAATTTTGATTATAATAGTACAGAACTATGGGTTTCTGCTACAGCATTGGGCAATGTAGTTTCGTTAAATTTTGATGAGTATTGAGGCTCTACAAATCCCTGTGTATGCGATGGCGTGTTT